GTAGTTATATTCCTCCGCATTGTCAGGGTTGCTTTCACCGTAGCCGGCAAGCAACTGAATTTCTGTGGAGATCACCACTTTTTTGATTTCTTCTTGATTCACATTTTTGCTACTTATTTCTGTCACTGTTGCATTTCGTAGTCCCTCAAAATACGGCTCATAAGGCAGATTGGTATCGCCTTCGTTAATCATGATTTTATAGGTTCCGCAGACATCCGTTTGTCCTACCACAGGTGTAAACTGCATATAAAGTTTATCTATTTTTCGTGGACGGCTAATATCCTGTCCGCTCCATCCCCAACAAATTCCACCTTCCTCGTCCGTATACACAATTTTTTCAGCTATACCTTGTGGTGAATTAGATGGTCTTGTACATTGTATCGAATATTTCACTCCTGCCTCTAATTCAATACTTGTACGAGTGCCAGCATTAACAGCAAGTGCCATATCTACTACGACTTGTTTTGCCTCGGTAGCTGAACCTGTAACGGTTATCGACCCGTCCTCATTGGTCATAAATATATAGCCATTTTGTTTTTGAACCAATTTATTTGGAATACATAAATTTTTACTTTTATGAGTCATCCCCCCCACTTTCGTCACCTCCGCATACGGCAAAGCATTGGCGGGGACATCCTTCACATAAGCAACAGAAAAATCGGTCAGGAAGGGATCGGGCGTCAAGCCCTGCTCCAAATTGGTGATCCGTTTGGTATTGCGATCCACTCTCGGCTCCAATTCTTGGCGTAAGTGCTCATTGGATACCTCGACGATGCTCTGCGCCCGATCTGCCTCTGCCGTCGCACGCTCGGCGGCTTCGGCAGACAAAGCAGACTGCTCTTCTGCCGCAAGGACATGGGTCGCTGCTGTCTCGGCAAAGCCTTTGGCTTCCGCCGCTGCCTGCTCAGCTACCTCCGCCCACGTCTTGGCTCCTTCTTTTTCTTCCTTCGCTTCTGCCGCATACCCTGCCGCCTGTCCTGCGGAAGTGGCGGCTTCCGATGCACGGCTTGCCGCCTGCTGCGCCGAGAGCGAAGCCGAGGTGGCATGCTGCTCGATCACCATATAATCGGTCTCCAAGGGCTGCACCTGACCAACGATCGCACCGCCGTATTCGCTCCTCCCTATCAATACATGGTCTGTCCCGTTATAGGTGTAGGAATACGCCCCCTCCTCCGAATCGGTGGCGATCCACCACACGTCTGGCACGTTGACCTCCTTGATATAGATCACATCTCCCGTTTTGAGATCCGAGGCAGTATAATACACCGCCGTTCCGTTCTCCATCAGAAAGATCTGTGCCGTATCCTTTCCGCCGTACTGAAGAAAATTGATCAGCGAAGAAAAGTCCGGCAGGGAGAAGATCCTTCCCTTTCCCGACAGCTCGGCACGTAGCTGAAGGATATCCAGCTTGCTTTGCTCGATCTCTCCATAGGCGGTATCCAGACGGACATTGGACAGTGTTCCCTCTACCGTCGTATCCGACAGCACGGTGGGCCCCGTAATGCGGGCACTTCCCGTATGAACCAGCTCTCCCGCTGTCGTAGGGCTGATCTTCTCCGCCTTCCGTTCCTCCAAGGAATCCATTCCGGGAAGAACGGTATTGGACAGAATCTGTTCCGCCGTGTTCAGACGTTCGCCGTGCTCGCCTACCTCCCCCTGCGTTTGCCCCAGCTCCTGCGCCAATTGTGCGGTCACATCATCCTGCTTTGCGTTTTCCGCATCCGCATAGCTCCGTACCGCCGCTTCTCTTTCATCGGTATATTGTTTGGCTTCCGCCAGCTTATCCGCACGGTCGCCCTGTGCCTCCTCAAAAACCTCATTGGTCTCGGCTACCACACGATCCAGTTCCGAGAGCACCGAGGCTGCCGTCTCGGTCACCGGTGCATAAAAGGCTTTTTTGATCTCTTCGGCACTCATGCCACGCTCACTCGGATTGGAAGGTAAGGCGTATGCCGATTTCCGTTTGATGGCATACCGTGTCTCTTCGCTGATCGGCGCCACCCGTTTTTCTATACTCATTATCTCACTCCTCTGTTCATTTTATTGATTTTATATAAGGCGGTAAGCGTGCCGGGCAGCATGTCCTCCGCCGTGTCCGATCGGAAACAGAATCGGATCAGATTGAAATTGCGGCTCTTTGCCCTCAGTGTATAGGAGGAAGCAAAGGTATTGGCAAAGCTGAGCCTTTCAAAGGAAAAGTTCTCCCATGTAAAGGATTCGATCCCCTGCATGGCGTAGCTTGCCGCCGTTCCCTTGGTCTCATAACCGAACAGAAACCGACCGCTTCCCTCCTTCGCTGTCACCGAAAGACGAAGCAGGGTCTTTCCGTACAGAACGTTTCCCATATCAAAATACGGGGTGATCCATCGGGCTTCGATGGGATTGTGATGATAGAAGCATCCATCCATCAACCCGTTTCCTTCAATGGATAGTCGCAATATCTCTCCGCTCTGCGTTTCCTTCAGAGAAAAGGATTGGGTCTTTTCGTCCACATCGACAATGAGCAAGGGACGGTTATGCAGCTCAAAAAACAAGCAAAAGCTTCCCTCGTTGGTACCCGTATCATATGCGCCTGCATCCGGCACTCGGTCCAGTCGAAACCTACAGGCACCCCGATCCACATCGGTCACCATAACCGGCGTTTTGTCTGTCAGGTGTTGTCCGGCATCATAATTTCCTGCGATCAGCTGCATTCCTTCCCGTAACCGATCACAGGTCTCTTCATCGGTTACATACCACGATACAGTATCCTCCACGGGAGCGATCGCTTCCGCTATCACGGCAAGCATACCGCATTCCGGCAAAAGGCGAATCCAATCTCCCTCGCAGATGTGATCCTGTACGGACCAGCCGTAGATCAGCTTCGTGCGATCCCCTCCATCCCACGTAATTTCTCCGAATTGCATGGAATGCTCGGTCGTATCAAAAAATTCCTCGGTATCAAAGGCGCACAGCCGTCCGTCTGCGGTACCGAACCAAAGCACGCCGTCGATGACCGACCATGACGTTGCGGGAACATTCTCCCAATACCACCACTCATAATTGAAGCTCTGATCCATGTCGTTTCCGCTTCGGTAATATTTGTGTCCGGCATCGGCAACGTAGCAATGACCGCCCACACTCAGATAATATCGGTTGTTGTATACCATCCCGACAGCACCCGACAGATCTTCATCAAGCAGTCTGCGATTGATCGAGTAGCTCCGTTCCTTCACATGCCGTACATTTGTGGAACCGCTTTGGTTGGGAACGATGGCAAACACACCGTTTCGGGACAGCAGCAAGCCGTCTCCCGCCAGATTTGCCGTGGCATACGGATGCAGATTGCCCTCTCCCGCACCGCCGTTGGATACGGTAAATATCGCATAGGTTTTTTCCAAGTTTCCCTTCGAATCAAAGAAGCTTTGCTGCGTTCCCGTCACATAGAAGATCGCCGCATCCCGATCGCTTTCCTCCTTCAGCACCGCCAGTGTTCCATCCGCAACCCGAACAAAGCCTGTGATCGCCGCACTCTCATCTCCCACCGAAAAATACTGGTTATCGCAGAAATAGGTAAAATCATCGGAGGCGGAATAAAAGACGGTATTGGGATACTTGGGATTGCCGCTGAGGAACAGGCGATCGCTTCCGCCGTTCACACCGAACAGCACGCCGAAGGTACAGCCTCTTATCTTATCCGCCGGATCCTCATCCGACAGGCTTGCGGCGTTAAATTCGACAGTGATGTTGGGATAGCCTTTGTTCGATGGGAACGCATAATTCAACATGATCTGCGCACCAATTAATATATTCGTATCCGAAGCATCTTTACCCCAGTTGAGGATCTTTCCTCTATAAGCTCCTTGCTCAAGTTCTCCCTCGGTCTGCTCGTTCAGATAGACCCTCTCATCAGATGTCGCACTTTCACCCACTGCAGGCTCGTACGTCTTAAAATCATTCTGATAAAAAATAGAGTTGATATTTGTTCCCACGATTTCTTCGATGTTTATATCAACGATACTGTTTTTTTCTATCGCTGCATCCAATGTCCACCGATCGCTGACAAGCTGCGAACCGTTCAATAGATTTTTTCGACGGCGTGTTAATAAATTCGTTGCTTCCCATAGTTCGGGCTTTCCCACCTCTTCCCATACCGCTATTTTCTGTCCGTCTTCCGTTTCCTTTGCCACTAATTCCTTGTATCCGATTCCCGTAGTCGTCGTCGGCACATAAGCAACATCAGACACCTTTTTCAGCTCATAGGTCTTTCCCTCATCCCAGCTTCCGTATACCAAATATTCAACACCTGTCACGATATAGCACTTGCCATCCTTTTGAAAAAACTGCGCCGGTGTCGTGCCGATATAATATGCTGAGTGTTCGCCAGTACCGACAGCTCCCTCGTGATACAGCAAATATCCCCCTATCTGAATCAAGATCTCCTGATAGTTTCCGTTTCGGTAAGAATAAAATGATCGGATCGTATCTCTATAGACCCAATCATGGAAGGTAGAAACATCCTGCTTCTGCCTCCATCCCTTTCGCTTTCGAATGCTTCCGTTCTCATAGATCATATTGACCGCATCGGTCGCCCGTTCGGGAGAGACCTCGGTGGGCGCAGAGGTGACGTCAAGTCCCGTAAAGCCGCCAAGGGTCAGCGTACTGCGATCCCGAAGGGTCAGATTCGTATTTGCCCTCATATTATACCTCCGTCATGGAATAGACCGACCGTACGCTTCCCTGCCGTCGGGAGGATACGGATGCCACGGCACTCATCTGTGCCTCATACCAGTTTCTCGCCTCCCCCGCTTCATTCGGCTCCTCCTCCCGATACAGCTCTCCCTTGATCCAATAGGGGATAAAAGCGGCGATCCTGTCGGGGATCGGCAGCTCGGTCTCGTCGTTCGTATACGGAAATATGTGAGGCAGGCGGGGACGGTAGATCACCCGATACCCCTCTTTTTCGCCGTCAAACCAAGGCAGACGCAGGATATCCTCCTCTATTTGTGCTCCTATCTCCGTATCCTCATAGGAGTCTCCCTCCGTTTCATAGATCAGCCGCTCGAAGGACAGATAGTCTCCGATCAGCTCCTTCAGATCGTACGCCGCCGTCCTTCCCTTTTCCTCCCGCAAGGGAGCCGCAAGAGCAAAGCTCTTCACCGGCAGGATCCCCCTTGCCTCCAGATCGGCAAAGCAACGGCTGAGCGAACCGCTCATGGCGACCAGATAATCTCCGTACCGCTCGCTTCCCATCAGATCGGGTAGCTGCTCGATCCCGATATCCTCATTGTAGTTCGTCCACATCAGCTTCAATGCTTCCAGCTTGATCTCGCCAAGTTTCATATGTTCTCCTTTTTTGCAAAAAGGGACTGTCGCATCCGATTCGAAGCAACAGTCCCTTCGTTTTTACGGCAGCTTGAATACTGCTACTTTGATATTGGCATCGGTACCCGTGAGGATGACCTTGCCCTTGTCGTCGCCGGTGACATTCTTAAACCGCCCCGACTCCAACGTTACACAGGTGTATCCGCTTGCAGCCACCTCGCAGGACAGATCGCACACGCCCTGCAAGCCGTTGCCCGCCTTGACGGTCACCGTCTTTGCGGAGGTAGCGGCATTCTGTATCAGGATCAGGTGCTTATCGTCCTGTCCCTCCATTTCAAACTCTGCACCGTTTGCCGCATCCACCGCCTGTGTCAGGGCGGTAAAGGAAGAGCAAAAGGTATTTCTTGCGTCCAATTCACGGACAGTCAATACAGTTCTTGCCATGATTCATTCTCCTTTCTTTGCGTGCCGTCAATAGGTCACGTTGATGTTGAGCAGCTCCTTGGGGCGAACGATCTTCGCACCGAACAGCTCATAGCCCTTGACCGCATCGGCAAATTTCCGTTCGGGACGGTAGGGCTCCACATGAGCGATAGCATTGGCAAAGGCAATGGCACGCTGGGTGCGGATCATCAGATTATCGACCGCTCCGCTGTCCGAACGGGCAACGTTGTTGGACATCTTGATGATGGCGTTGCCGTACCGTGCCACACGGCCGTTCTTCATGATCTCACTGTTGTCGGTGTCCTTGTCGGTATACGCCTGCTTGAAGCGGGTGTAAAATCGGGGGGAGACCGTCAGCACGATGGTGCTGTTGGGGTTGACATCCTGCTCATACAGTGCCTCCAGCGCATTGTCGATGACGTGCAGGACGTTGATCTCACCCTCACCCGCCGTACCGACCACGATCTTTTTCGGTGCCGTGTGCAGCTTCTTGACCTCCGAGCCGAGAATGAGACCCGATACATAGGTATCCTCCTCATTGGCAAGCCCTTCGGCGGATTCCTTGTTCAGTGCCTCCATCACGCCGCCTGCCGACTGCGCCTTGTCGATGTCTCCCACCATATAGTTGAAATAGCGGATCTGATCGACCGTCAGGCTCACAGAGGTATCCTCCACCTCTTCAGGTCCGTCGATGTCTCCCGATGCATTCTTCTTCAGAATGGACTTGATCGTAGGCTTGCCCACACCGAGAATGCGGACGGTATCTCCCTTCTGCTTGATCGCTCCCTCAAAGGAGCGGTTGCAATCCTCTACATAAACTCTCTTGCGCTCCAGCTCTCTCTGGATCGCCTCCGACCAAACGGTCGGAATAAAATTCGCATATGACATTCGTTTCTCCTTTCCTGTTTACCAGTTTTTCATAGATCTCATGATCTTATCGTAGTTTTTGTGTACATCCCCTGCGCTCATTTTCCGCACATCCTCCGCCGAAAAGAATTCGTTCTCTCCGCCGTTGGAATGGGACAGGGCGCCCGGGGAGGCTTTCTTGTTGGCGAGCATATGTGCCGCCATGTGACGGGCCTGTCGGTCCCGTCCCTCAAGCAAGGACAGATAGCCCTCATAGATCTCTGTCAAGGGTCGCTCTCCCGTTTTGCCTTCGGCAAAGGATCGGAACGCCTCATCCCCGATCAGCTCCTCTATGTCTACCTCCGGGTATTTGGTCAAAAACCGTTCCCTGTCGGTACGGTACCATTCTGCCTGCTTTCGCTCCTCTTCCTCGGTACGTTCCTGCTCTCGCTGACGTTTCTTCTGAAATCTGGAAAAGTCGCCAAGCGGATCACCTCCGCCTCGGTCGATCTCCTTCATGGTCAGATACTCTTCAATGTCCCGAGCATCCTTCATCTCCTCACCGGTATAGGGATTGATATGATCCAATACCTCAAGGATAGCGGCTTCCCTTGCCGCCCGACGCTCTCTGTCAAGAGTCTGCTGCTCTCGCTCTGCCCGTCTTTGCTCCGCCGCCCGACGCCGCTGCGCATATTCGGCATTGGTCGCAGCACTTTGGGGCTGTTTTTCTCCCGATTCGGGAGGATTGGTCTCGGAAAAGACAGCTTCTGCCTCTTCTCCTTCCGCTTGCTTGGAAACGTCAGCGACCTCGTTTCCCACGATGCCTCTCCCCTCGGAGAGGTCGCTTGTTTGCGCTGTCATTGTTTCGTTCTCCATTGAACTCTTCCTTTCTCGGATTTTTGCGCTCTTCCTGCGTAGTATGTATGAATCGGGGCGCTGCCCCGATCCCCGCTCAGGAACCTTTTTGAAAAACGTTTCCTGAGAACCTTCAAAAACTTTATCATTGCTGTCTCGCTACCAATGTCTGAGCAAATTCTCGTGCATCGGCTGTGGTCTGCATCAGTGCGGTATTGCCCGCTCGGATCTTATCCTCTGCCTCTGCTCTGAGGCGTGCCAGAAGCTCCTTCAGCTCCATATTTTCCCGAATAATGCGGTTGACATCCTCCACGCTCTCATTCTGCTTTTCGATCAGTGCCACATATTGCCGATTCTGCTCGGTCAGCTGTTCATTCTGTGCCGTCAGCTGACGAAGAGCCTCCTGCTCCTGCGCCTCGATCCCCCGCATCAGCTCGGTCTTATTGGACAGCGCATCCTTGGGGTAGGCATTCAGATAGGTCTTCAGGGTTATGGCGCCCTTGGCAAAGAGGGCGTCCAGCACGGTAATATCCCCTGCGGCGCCCGACTTGGTTCCGCCCGTCGTCTCCACCACCACATCAAACTCGGTACCCAAATACTCGGCACCGTGAAAGACATCGCTCTGTCTGACCGCTCCCGGATCGGTTCCCGGGGCGGGCGATACATCACCCGCCTCTTGGTGTTCGATCGGTGCCTCTACCGTGTAGCTGAACCGCTTATTTTGATAGAACAGCTTGAAGAACTGCGCCAAGACCTTCCCCTGCTTTTCCTTCACCAGCCAAAAGGCTTCCTTCAGCTCCTCGGTAGGGATCCTCGCCTGTGCCTGAAGCTGGGCGATGGCGGCGCCCGACAGATTGCCTCCCACGGTCTCTCCCGTCATGATCTCCCCTGCTCCCGTGACCGATCGTGTCATCTGCGTCAGCGTATCTGCCAGCTGAATGGGAAAGGATTGCATGGTCTGCTCGGTCATCTTGCGGATGCCGCTTCCCGTCTTGCTGTGATCCACCAGCACCTGTCCCGGCTCGTTGGTAATGACCTGCTCGCCCAGTGCCTGCGGATGCACGACATATTTGCCCCACGCCGTCTCCTGTGCATTGAGCAGAGACATGGCAAACAGAAAATTGACCGATTTCTGATTGGGGATCAGCCCCTCGACCTCACCAAGCCCATAGATCGAATTGTTTCTCGGCTCATAGCTTCCCGCCACAATGGGATACAAAGGGGCCTTGAGCGTTTCTGTCCGCACAGAGGGCTTTTTCGGAGTGTCGGGCAGGCTGTTGTTGGGAGCATCCTCTCCGTCCAGCTCCCGCCATGCCGCCTCGATATCGGGTGCGATGGGAAAGGGACGGTTGACTACCGCATAGCGGGTCGCTTTTTCGCAAAAGACCTCTCCGTCCCGACGGAAATACTTAGTCAGAACGGTACACAGCTTGTCCCCTTCCTGCTCCACGGCACCGTATCGCTCCTCGGATTCATCGGCACAGATCGATTCGGCATCCAGTCCCTCGTCCATGCTTTTCCGTACAGAGGAAACCTCCTCTCTCGAACGGATGAGGATCCATTTCTGCTTTTGCTCGTCCCGTTCCTTGGGATTGGCAAAAAAGATATTCAGCGGGTCGATGATCTCGCCCCGCAAGGCGCCCTCCCGCGCACCGTCCTTTCCTCTTGCCTCGGCATCCCAGTAGTAGTGATAGAAGTAAGAGCCTTTGATAACGCCGTCATGGATGGCTTGCTTGTCAAGCCCCTCCTGCCCCAGCTCCTTGCCGATATACTCGGCAAACCGATTGAAGCGTTCCGTGTCGGCGTTTTCGTCCTCTGCCGTGTAGACCAGTTTCACGGGCGTAGACAGAATGGCGCTCTTTTTGGAGCGGCAGATCATTTTGATCAGATTGATCACGGGGCGCGGCAGATTCTTGGTATTCTTGGTGGGAGGCGGCCACTGATCCCCCTCATAGAAGCGCACGAACTGCGGTAGCTTGCTCCCCAGCCCCATGGCACTCTGATACTTCAGACCGTTCTCATAATCCTCCCACAGCTGCGTGACCTGTCTTTCATCCATGAGCTCCCTCCTCTCCGTTGAGCCATTCGCTGAGCAGTCGGGAGGTAGACACGCCCTCTCCCTTGGCTCCTTCTTCTTTGTTCGGCTGTTGCTTCAATCGGTCGATGCGTTCGTCCAGCTCATCCAAAAGGACCTCCAGCTCACTGACCCTCTCCTCCAACAGCTCGATCCGCTTTTTTCTTCTCATATCCTCTCCTGCTTCCTGTTTTACCACGTAATAAAGGCATCCGAGTCGCCGTCTTCCGAGAAATTGCGGGTAATAAAATCCTTCTCTCCCGTATCGGCGGGGATCCATGTCCGTCTCTGCTGCGTTCCGATAAAATGCGCAATGGCAAGCGCCATCACAAGATCGTCGTGCATGCCCTGAACCGCCTCCATGCGGCCGTTGTCCTTCTTGACAAAGACCGTCATTTCCTTCAGGGTCTCCCTGTCACACTCAAGGGTTACATCCTCCCGCATTTCGGCGACCAATTCCCCGATAATGACGGGCTTTGTTTTGGCGGTCGTCTCAAAGCCAGGTACCTGCTCTACTGTTTCGCACAGCCGATCTAACCGCTCCCTCAGATACAGATGGGGATAGCGGTAGACCGATGCCAGCAGGCGGGTGGGCTGACGGCTGTAATTGGTCTCGATTCCGATGAGGGCATCGTGGTAGTACTTGCCGAGACAGTACATCTGCTCGGCATACAGATCCTCATCCATCCGTTGCTTACGGAGCGTTGCCGCCGTTTTGCGGTCGAGACTGCACACCACCTTGCCCGTAAAATAGTCGGTACCGCTCCCCGCCGTATCGCCGCCAAGGGTATACGGTGCCAGTGCGACCGTCTGCCCCTCTCCGTTTTTCTTGATACGGGGCTCCTCATGCAGGGTGATATATCCGTTTTTGTCCTCAACAAAGGCGATATCGGTCAGGCTCCATTCCACATCCACCGTCTCGCCCGCCGAATTGCGGATCTCCCTGCCCGTTTTCTTGTAAGTAAAATATCCCGTCCGCCCCTTCGGCTTTTGCTCCAGCCGCAGAAGCCAAGACTGGATCGCCTCCTTGTCGAAAATACACTCTCCGCCCGAAAGGAAGGCTTCCTCCGGCGTACAGGGATATTCCTGCCGTATCAGACTTTTATCGAGATACGAGGCGTACTTGTGCGCATACCAATTCCGTTGCGCCTCATCCAGCCCCCGCTCGGCAAGAAGCCGCAGTCTCTCGGCAAGCCACCCATCGACCGCCTCGGCAGGAGGCGCATCTTGTCTGCGGTATTCCGCCGTCCGCCACCAGCCGTAAAACAGCGTATGACAGGCGCCGCTATCCCACAGCTCCTTGGCATGGTTGAAGCCGTTCGCCGTCGTTTCGTAGATCACCGCCGCTCCCGCTGCCGCCGCCTCACCCACCGATGCCTGCAAGAGGGAAAAATCACAGCTGTAAAATGCCGCCTCGGACAGGTGGACGAAATTCAGGGTCATCCCTCTTGCCACATCCTCCGATGCCGTCTCGACCCGCCATGAGGAATTGAGACGGTCGAAGAACAGCTCGTCCGCCGAATTGTATTTCTCATGTGGCTTCAGCTGATCGGGCAGGCGTTGATACACCACCCGCGCCCTGTCATTGAAGATCGCCTTGGTGCTGTCCCTCCGATGGGCAATCGTAAAGCCCGAAAAATTCTTTTGTACCACCGAACAGGCAAGCTGTATGGCGGTGATCAGAGTGGTAAAGCCCTGTTGCCGTCCCTTCAGGATAAAGTACGGCTTGTCCGTCCCTCTTTGCTCCAGCTCGGCAAGAAAATCCCGTTGTACCTCGTTGAGAAAAAACGGTACCGTATGCTTTTCCTTATCCACCACGCTGAAGGCAACCTCAATGAGCAGATAGGGCTTGCGGGTAACGATATCCCGAAGCTCCTTATTTTGCAGAATTTCCTTTACTGCCGCACGGGTCAGCCGTCGGTCGTATTCGATATCCCGCAGGCTCTCCCATCGATCCTTCCGCTTGGCAACGATCTCTTCCAACGTCAGTGCCATCACAGCTCCTCGAATTTCAGCTCGGCAAGCTCCACTCTGGCAGTGGCTTCCTTGGCGATCAGCGCTTGCTTATCGTAGAGCGTTCCCATCACCACGGCGACCTTACCCACGTCCATCAGCTGAAGCTCGCCGAATTTTTTCAGCAGAGCCTTGAGCTGTTCGGCGCTGAGCGTCTCTGCGCTTGCCAGGAATGCCTCCAGCAGACGATCCATCTCCCGCTCATTGCGGGCGGCACGCTCAAATCTCCGTGTCAGGATCTCGTTGCCGAAATGAATGGTCTGCCATGCATCCTCCGCAAACCGCTCCTTGTGGCGGCGGTGCAGCTCCTCCCGACTTTCCTTTTCCTCGGTGCTCTGACTGTCCTGCCAGCCCTTCAGCGTTGTTCTCGGGATCCCCAGCGTTCGGGCAACGGCAGAACAGCTTTCTCCCGCCGCTATCAGCGCAAACGCCCTCTCTCGGATCTCCTCGCTGTATTTCTGCCCTCTTGCCATGCTTTCCCTCTCTGTTTTCCCTTCCGCACGCACGTGCGCCTCCGCCTGTGCGTTTTTCCGTCGAGCTTCGACGATTGCTTTTGTTACCTACACTTTAGCACGTTTGTCGGGAAAATACAAGGGGTTTTCCCTATATTTCAAAAGGCTTGTGGTATAAAACTTTTCTTCCGTGCGTTTCCTATCTGTGCCGCTTGATTTCTGTCTTGTTTCGGTTCGGCGGCTTGTCCTTTTTGTAGAGCTTGACGGTTAGATAGTAATAGCCGTTGTACTCGTTATAGCACTCCTCGGGTGGCTTTTCGAAGCCGAGAAATTCATAGCCACCGTGACGCCGCTCCCAATAGCTCCGATCCTCGCTTCTCTGCTTCACCATCCGCTCCACCTCTCTTACCGAGACCTTGCCGTCCTTGGGAGGCTCGGCCACAGGCTTGTCCAAATTCTTGGAGCAGGAAAAGCGACGTACCCCTGCCGGGGATTTCGCCACATACTTTGCCGCCGCCTCTGGGCCAAACGTGCGGGGACGGAAGCGGTCGCAGTTGCACCGCTCTCCCTTCGTCCACAGCTTCTCTGCTTCGTCTCGATCCCGTCCGCCCCAACCTGTCATGAACAGGTGAAAGTGAAAGTTCCGCTGTCCCTTCTTGGCTCCGCTCTTATACTCCACCGTCTCCACGCCGTATGCGTATTTAAAAGGGGCGCTCAGGTATTTCCTTTGCGCCCTCAGCCCCTCATCCTTCGGCGTCCTCTTCAGCTTTTCCTCCACCCGCTTCAGATGCGATGCCCGCAAGGTCTTGATCCTGCGTATGTAATTTGCCATATCCCGCCGTGCCTCTGCCTCTGTCTCGGGAGCTTGTCCCACCGTGTAGGTCAGATGCGCCAGCAGATCGCTCTCTCCGAAATTGGCATTGACCAGGCGAACGAAGGATTTGATCGCCTGTCGGTCGTTGTAGTCCTTCTGCGCCTTGGTCGAAAGCTTTTTCTTCGGTCCCCTCGGGATGGGAGTACCGTCGGAAAAGACCGGGTAAAATTTCACCTCCAGCAGCTTGCCCGACTTGATGTGCTGTTCTCGGATCATCGCCCGCTCCCTCCGTCGCTTTGAAATTCGTTCTCCTCACTGTGCTCCAGCTCGAACACCGCATTGTACAGTGCCGTTCGCAGATACGCCTTGGGATTGCGAATGGGGATCACCACCTGCCGATACCGTCCGATCACATGCTCCAGATGGGCGGGTGTGAGAAACTCATAGATATCCCTGACCAATCCGAAGGGGATCGGTATCCCCTCTATGCGTACCATTCCTTCTCCGCTCTCTGCCAACGTATATACCTCGGCGATCACCGAGCAAAGCTCCGCCGCTAAGGCTCTGTCCCGAAGGGAAAAAGTGCCCAGCTGCATCCTCTCCCGTATTTCTGCCTGCTTCTCCCCAAATGCGGGACGGACAGGACAGGACGGACCTCCCCCCTGCGGTTGCCCTCCGTGTGATTGTGTCTCCTTCATAAAAAATTCCTTTCTCAAAAATCCTTTTCTTTTCACGTCTTTGTCAAACAATCTCGTTGATTTGATACGATACAATACAAGACCGAAAATATACCCTTCGGTACATGCACTTGTCAGAGGGAGAGCGTTCTACCGAACGCCCTCCCGTTGCAGCTTCGCCATGGGGATGGTCACCTTCGCAATGGGATCGGAGGTCGGCGCCAGACGGGAAAAGGGATACAGCGTTACCGTATTGTTTTTGTAGTTGAAATATCCCTTGTAGATCATCACCTTATGCCCCTTGCTGTCGTAGCCGTATACACACGCTACATCATTTTTGTAGTAGCCGTCCATTTTGTATTGCATAAATTTCTCCTTCCTTCTTGACAAAACTTTGTTTTTGTGATAGAATAAGGACAGGTTACGTGGTGTGCAACCGTACCCATCGGCATCAGAAAGCTGGCAGGCTTCCTGATGCCTTTTCCTTTATTCCTCTTCTTCATCATCCCACTCCGCATCCTCGGGCTCCCGCAGATCCACAATGCCGTTCTCTTCTCCGTCCTCGATCCAGCTATGTACCAAGGTCGCAATCAATACGACCAAAATGGCGCCAAGGATCAATCCGCCAAGCATCTCTGTCATAGCGAGTCCTCCGATGTCTTTCTCTCCGGCTTGTCCATCTGTGAGCCGCAGAACGGGCAGTAATTCATATAGAAGATCTGCTCGGACATGATATGCCTCTGCGCCGACTGCCAATGCGTACATGCGGAGCAGACCCAACGCACATATTTGTGCGACGTATAGTGATCGTCAAAGATCCACGCCCCGTGCCTCTCTTTGCGGTACTCCGAGTCAACCAAACGGTCAACGATGCGCTCCAGCTCGCCGTCTGATACCTCCAACTCTTCTCTCAGCTCATCAATGAGCTCCAGTCTGCGTTCTTCCCTTCTTTTTTCCGTCATCATTTGATGTTCCTCCTTATTGATTGATAAGCTATTCTTATCCGTCTTGCTTTTCTTTCTTTTTGCTGTCCCTCGGTACCAAGCGATATTCATACTCCGGATCCTGCCGATTCAGCAGATCGCAAAGCACCTCCCATATGTACTTCGGATCCGGCTGATTGACAAACGTGATCTTCGGTTCTCTTGTGTTTCTTCCCATACGGTCTCCCTCTCTTTCTTTTGATATTGAAGTATATGTTTGTCCGAACTTGTCCTACAACCAACAGCTTTCCCCTAAAAGAACATTTTATCAATATTCACCTCGGGAAAAACGCTTTTCATTTTGCGCATAAATTTCGCCGACACGCCCGCATGCCCTCCTTCCACCTTTTCATACAGAGAAAGCGTTACACCGAGTCGATCTGCCATCTCCGGCTTTGTCAGCCCCTTGGCTTGCCGAAAGCTCCTCAATTGTTCGATTCGATTCAGCTTATCTGCCAAGCTCTTGGCTTCGTTTCGGTCGAACATATATCGACCGTGGGTCTCCACATTGCCTGCGTGCATCACATCCTTCTCATTCAGAAGTCGATATACGATATATCGCTCCTCGTTTCCGAAATAATTGGTGAGCACCATCCATTTGCTTTTCATTCGTCCTCTCCTTCTTGTTTTCCTATAATTTTTACACCGTCTACGCCTTCCATTCTGAAAATATCCGCAAGATAGTCCTTGATTTTCTCTACGTCCAACACGCAGCCCTCCGCTGCTTCTATTTCTACTGTCATTTTTGTCATGACTTTTCTCCTTTCATCCTTCCTTTACGATCAGCTCGTCTACGGGTACCTCTAAGATCCGTGCGATCCGCACCAGCGTCGTCACATTCGTATCCCTCAGATTGCGGATGATGTAGCTCATCATCGGCGCACTGATTCCGATCCGCTCTGCCAGATCTCTGCTGTCCATGCCTTTCGCCAGCATCAGCTCCTTGATTCTTTGTCCGTTTACCATTTCTTTTACTCCTTTTCTTTTTTGATATATTTTTTATGCGAAGAAAACGCAGGGGTATCCAATACGTTTAATATCTCGCATAATTTCGGTATCTGATCGAGAATCCGATCTTGATTCTCTCCGTAAGCGGAATAATGCCGCAGTGCATCATAGAGCAACTCCCTCTCTTGTAAATCTAAGTGCAGCTCTATGCCTTCATCGTTTTTTAATCGGAATTTCATTGCTTCCTCCTCCTTTCAGTTGACAATTGACTTTTTTTATGATATACTGTTTCCATGATAAAGAAAGCGAGAATCATATGAAACAGCTTAATAAACTCAATCTCAAAGTACTGGAAAGCCGAATGACCAAAACCTCTACTACGAAAGAAGCTCTGAGTATCGTCACACCCTTTACTGTAAACTTATCCCCTAAAAATACAAAAATCAAAGTATATAGAGGTAATTTATGAAATTCCCAGAAATGTGTCCTTATTGCGGTAAAGATAACAGCCCCAAACGCATCCAAAGCATATTCAAACGAATCAACAGTGAGATAGGGTATTGTGCCGAACACCACGATTGCGTACATTGTGGTATGCCAATTTTTATAATCAAAGAGCAGCATTGGAAAAATACCATTCCATCCGGCGAGATAATTGTTCAATACTATCCTTGCAATAATTTGATCAAATATCCTGTTCATGTAAAAACGCTATCCCCCGATGCTTTTCAAATATTCGAACAAACACTGCAAGCACACGCAAACGGACTGAATACACTCGTTGGTGCAGGTCTGCGTATGACATTGGAAAGATTAGTATTGGATTATTTAACAAAAATACAAGGGATAGATGAAAAAGATGTCTTAAAGCTCAAACTTGACCAACAAATTGAGCGTATGAATGTCCAACCTTACACAAAAGTATGTAGTCAATTGCTTCGAATTTACGGCAATCGTGAAATACACATTACGCACCATGAAAACATTTCAGTAAAAGATGCAATAATTACGTATCGTAGTTTATGCGATTTAATTGAGGCTGAACTGATAATCAAAGAAGCCAATGCCCGTATAAAATCCTAACAAAAGCAAACATAATGCCAATATTCTTTATCATCTGCGCAGGGTACAGGTGCAAAACCTTCACGCTCCAATTCTATCTGCCATCCCAACCGAGTTCCCGCAAAAGGAAGTAGTTTTTCTACTTCCTTTTTTCTATCCTTCATTTCTTCCGGCGAAAGATTGCAGCAAATTTGTAGCTGTAATAGCGTCTCCCTAAGAATCATAAATCGAATGTTTTTATCTTCCATACTTTCACCGCCTTTTTTACTTAAAAATATAAATCTTTTCTTAAATTAGGCTTTATATGGTCATAGCTTGTCGGAAGTATATAGTCTTCCGGAAAGTCAACGATATCAGCGTGACGACTTATATTTGTTTGTACTATTTGTTCCAACACCTCTGGCGATTTTATTCTTACTTTACAAGCGTCAAAAATTCGTTTGCAATACTCCAACTCATCACCGGTGTACACCTCCGAGCAAAGTTCCATAAAGTTAGATTCCAAACGTTCAAAGTCTTCGACAGCGTAATATTGCTCCAACATGCTCGCAAAACGTGCATAAGCTTCCTTGCTTGCGGAGATTCTTTCAAAATTTGTTTGTTTCCCAACTTTTTCAGCAAGCCATGCTCGAACAGCTTCTTTTCTTTCTTTTTCAACCATTTTATAAAAAACGTTATATCTGTTTTTTAATTCCACAAAGATTATTCTCCTGCCTTTTTCCGTCATATCATGCGAGGCTCCGCAAAAACTCGCGCTAAAACCACATATCGCTTCTTGCATCAAGCTGATATAATGCTCAACCGTATAGCTTCCAACAACCGCCCCGCTGACACACATGTCAATATCAATCGTAAACATTTCATAAAAAGTCATTTTCCCTCTCCTTTTTCTTGACATCTTTCTTATTTTGTGGTAAAATTAACTTAGCAACTTGCCACGGTTATATTATATCCCAAAATTTTGGGATTGTCAAGTGCTTTTTTAAAAATTTTCCAATTTTTTTTGGATTTTTATTTTTTCACAAACAAAAGGAATTTGAAAAATGTATATTTCCTCTGATATCGCAAGTCGAATAAAGGAACTCTGCAAAAACAAAAATATTATTATCAAAGATATGCTCGTATGTTGTGGATTAAGTAAAAACGCACTTTCTTCTATGCTGTCTGGTGGGTCTACACCAAAAAGTGAAAATCTCGCCCGCATTGCTGACTATTTAGACTGTTCCGTAGATTATCTTCTCGGACGAACGGACAATCCTGATTCGCATAAAATTACCGCACATCGTACGCAATCGGAAATACAAATGGCGGTAGACCGTATGCTTGACATTGAAATGGAGGGCTATGTGCGCCTTTACACAGCAGCACAATCGACAGACAACCATCCCGAAGAAATTATCTACATGCGAAAGGATCGCTGGGAGCAGATGCAACAAGCTCCCGAAACGGACGAAAACTTTGGGGGATAAAGAATTATAAAAAAACATCGTTGCAACAAGGAGAGTTCAATCATGGCGGCTATATATTCGGATGAGGTAAAGCAATATATTTGTGATGCCGCAAAAAGTGCTGACAATTATTACCAAAGTGCTATTACCTCGAAGCATACAAGAATCACCGCCAATGCAACAAGGATACAGCCAATCGCTCCCAATCTGTGGCGCATTTCCCTCTCGCAAAAATTAAAACATACCGATGATATTCGTTTATGTATCAACTCGTCTCTCATCCCCCCTGATCTGTATGAAGATTTTCCAAACCGATACATTTCAAACAAATATTTCAAAATCGTAAAAAACAATCATGAGCGTGCAGAGCTTGTCATAGAAGTAACATCTGATATGGTTTCTTTATTTGCACAATTACCACCTCATGATATTGTTTTTGTTTCCGATTTAAAATTTCTAATTGAAAAAGTCCGCTCTTGGTATCTCACATACGGTCATCATATCCGCTATCCCTCCATACCATGCCTCACGCAAGAGGATATCTATACAAGAGGATATGAATCAGAGGATCAAATAAAAGCCGTGCAAACGGCTTTATTCAATCCGATATCCTATATTTGGGGAGCACCCGGCACGGGAAAAACACAAATCGTATTGGCAAACTGTATTATGTCCTACATAAAACAGAAAAAGCAAGTCTTCATTCTGGCTCCGACGAACAATGCCATTGAGCAGACACTTCGTGCTGTTATTCACGCCTTGGAAGAAGCCGGACAGGATATCGACGTCCTGTATCGTCCCGGTATTTCTTCCCAATCTTTTTCCAATGAATATGGAAAAATTTGCGATACGATCGACCGCCAAGAGCAAATAGAATCATTGACAAATGAAATCAAAGAATTGAAACGCCAACAAAAAAACTTTTCCGATGCGCAAGAGATTTTGAAAGCTTACGAAGCTTTTCATGATCTGGCTCTTACATACAGAGAAAAAACGGAAGAGCAACAGGATTGCCAAGAAAGCATCGAAGAACTGCAAAAAAGAGCTGCGCTTCTTTCCGATGAGATACCTGCATTCCGTCAGACCCTGTCAGACCTTTGCAAAAAAGAAATTCAAATCAAACGGCGTGAAGAATCCCTCTCTTTTAAGATAAAAAAACTATTCACCGAAAAAGAAGCCACTTTCCTTCATTCGGAAAAAGATTTGGTAGCTGCAAAAATCACTTCTTGCAACACTACCATTGCGGAGAAAGAAAATGAACAAGCTGCTGTAAATCATACCTTACATGACAAAAAACAAATTGCTTGTGAGCTTGAAGCCGATATGCTTGCCACCTTTGAATCGGCAAAGAGCATCGCCGTTCCCGTGCTCGAACATTTCAGAACAATAGAAGAGGCTATGACGGATTTTACGCAAATCGCCGCAACCTTCAGCGAGGTGACAATTGACCCCTTGCTGCCGCAGATCATCGAAGAAAAGGAATCACGTTTGCAGACCTTAAAAGAAAACGCTTCAAGAAAGGTAAGTGGGAAATTAGTCTTTGCGTTTACTGTCGATTACTTTTTTTCGCATTTTAAAAGCTTTGGCGAAATCGGTATCCAATCAAATTTGATAGCCCATGTTTTTTTAGACGAGGCTGCCTATTGCCCTTTCATTAAAGCAGGCATTTTGTTTTCATTAGGTGCGCCTGTGACTTTATTGGGAGATCATATGCAGTTACCGCCAATTTGTGAAGCCGGTGAGAAAACCATTCATGACCAAGAGCAAAAGATTTTTTTGTGGTCTTTATCTGCTATTTATTCTTCCATGATCTTTGAAAAAGGCTTTTCGACAGACATGCTTTTCTCTATATTCGAAAATAATGCTTTGGAGCTTCCTGCGAATCTTTCGGTTGCCTTTTTACCGCATACATTCCGCTTTGGAAACAATTTAGCTCAGATACTCGATGCTTTTGTATATCAAAACGGATTTACAGGACAATCCGATTTTAACACCGAAATAGCGGTGATTCATGCAGAGAAGGACAGCAAGGATGAAAAAAGGCAAAGTTCGGGAGAAGCAAAAGCGATCCGAAGCTATATTGAGCGAAACAATTTGCAAGCTGGTGATTATGTAATCACAACGCCATACCGTGATCAAAGGAAATATATAATAGATACGCTCCATGCTATCGCCGATGTAGATAATATATTGACGATCCATTCTTCGCAAGGACGAGAATGGGATACGGTTTTCATCAGTGTCGTTGATACTTACAGGAACAAATGGTTTACCGACAGCTCTAAGCCGCAAGGGCTATATACCATCAATACAGCCATTTCAAGAGCAAAGAAAAAAATTGTAATTGTTTGTAATCGAAATGAATGGAATAGAAATTCCAGCACGCAACTGATTGGAAACCTCATAAATTCCGCAACTGAGCTTGTATAATGGTTTATTCAAAGTATATCAAGGCTATGTACAAGCAAAAAAGAACAATCGGCGTTCCGCAGTGCCGCTTGACGGCGGCATGGTGTTTTGCCCTCTCATTGCAAAAATTCAATTATAAACCGAGGTACTAAGCGGTACGGAATCTATCAAAACGTTCGTGACAGCGCATGGAACTGCCTTGCCGATTTTCAGATTGAAAGACTTCCCGTAGACGTCTTGGCTATTGCCCGTGGGGCGGGCATCCATGTGGTCAAGGACAGCGATATTTGTCTGTTGCGGCAGGGAGAAAACGGCAAGACCTATTGCAACGGCTCCCGCTGGATGATCGTATATAATGACCGCAATCCCATTTGCATGTCCCGCTTCACCATTGCTCACGAACTGGGGCATATCTTCTTGGGGCACCCTCTCAACTATGTCCGCTATATTGATTCGCCCGTTCGGGCAGGCAGACCTCCTGCAGAGGAGCAAGCCGATTCCTTTGCCCACCGCCTACTCTGTCCCGCCTGTGTCCTGTGGGGACTGCAATTGCACACGGCGGAAGAAATCGCACAGATCTGTGACGTGGAGCCATCCATCGCAGAGAAACGGGCAAAGCGAATGCAAACCTTATATAAGCGAAACAAATTTCTAACCAGCACGCAAGAGCAGAAGATCTTCGAGCAATTCCAACCGTATATTGAAGAAATACTGAAAGCAAAAAACCGAACAAATCAAAAATAAAACCACCCTCTCGGGTGGTTAAAATATACCATAAAGGATGTTATATGAAAATCAAACGCATCGACGACGGCATCAAGAGAGCCGCCCTGTATGCCCGTGTCTCCACAGAGGAGCAGGCAATGCACGGCGTTTCTTTGGATGCACAGAAGGAACGATTAACTCAATACGCCAAAGAGAACGGTCTGACCGTCGTTGATCTGTATGTGGACGAGGGGATTTCCGCCCGCAAGCGGTACACCGCCCGTCCGGCATTCATGCGGATGCTGGAGGATGTCAGAAGCGGACGCATCGACATCATCATCTTCATCAAGCTGGATCGTTGGTTCCGCAACATCGCCGACTATTATGAGGTACAGGCGATTTTGGATCGGCACAAGGTACAGTGGCTGACCACCGAGGAGGAATATGACACCACCACCGCCAACGGCAGACTGGCACTGAACATCAAGCTCGCCATCGCCCAGGACGAATCTGACCGCACATCAGAGCGGATCAAGTTCGTCTTTCAGAATATGGTCAAGGAGGGACGGGTGATCTCGGGGCAGACCTCCATCGGCTTTGCCATCGAAAACAAACGGATCGTGATCGACGAAGCCGGTGCCGAGCTGGTGCGGGATATGTTCCACCATTATATTGATTGCCGCTCCATGAAAGCCACCTCCCGCTACCTGCTGGAGAAGTACGGAAAAAGCATTGATGTCAAGACCATGAAGCGAATGCTGATGAATACGTGGTATATCGGGGAAGCCTATGGGATCAAGGACTGGTGCCCCGCCATTATGGATGAGCCGACCTTCCGTTTGGCAAATTCTATTCTGCTGACCCGTTCCGAACGGCACAGCGGCACTCGCTCCGACCGTGTTTACCTTTTCACGGGACTTGTCACCTGCGGCTGCTGCGGCAGACGTATGACCACCTACACCTGTAACAATAAAAACGCCGACGGCAGCATCCGTCAAAATTTCGTTTATTATCGTTGCCCCGCCCGAACTATGCACCTCTGCGACATGTCCAAGCAACTCAATCAGGACAAGCTGGAGGACTGGCTTCTGAAGAACGTGCGCATCGAAGCGGATCGGTATAACGCCGATATTGAAAAAAAGAAAAAAGCGGCTCCACGGAAAACCGTGGATACCGCCAAGATCATGGCAAAGATCGAAAAGCTCAAGGACCTTTACCTTTCCGATCTTCTTCCAAAAATGATGTATGAGCGCGAATATCTCGCCCTCTCCGCCGCCTTGGAGGAGGCAAACCGTCAGCAGGATGTGATGGAACTGAAGCCCATTGATACAAGCATATTTGACGATCTTTCCGATACCTACGATAAGCTAACCGATAGCTCTCGAAAAGCCTTTTGGTCAAGGATTTTACAGCAGATCATCGTCTCCCCCGACGGCGATTTTTCCATTCGGTTCAATTCATTTTAACTATATCTATGTCGCACATGAAAAGCAGAGAGCTTCTTCCTCTCCGATACGATCATAAAAAGAAATAACCGCCCTACTTTTGACCGAGAGAGCGGTTATCTTTAATCGTTTTGCCGGAGCAACCGTCATCGGTGTTCCTCTGTTCTTATTATATCATCACTGTGTGAATTTGTCAATACCTTTCTGCAAAAATTCGTATGCCCTTTTGCTGTTTTAATTTTTTTCGACAAAATCCGAACTTTTTTTAAAAAAAGTATTGACAAATCAAGAAATTTGTGGTATAATATATACAGTAAATGAGAGACCGCTTCGGCGGTTAGCTATTAAAAGATAATTCGTTTTAATAGGCATACCCTTCAGGAACAGCCACCACGATAACTGTTAATCCAAGCATGAATGCATGTAATCCGTGCTCCAATAAATACGGGAGATCGCGCAGCTTCATTTGAATTAAATCCCAGTGAAATCCACTGTCGATCACCAAAGTATTCACCAAATACGCCAATGCCACCAAGATTGCAGCGCAATATCCAAGCCGACTGATCTGCTTCGCCAGCTTTGACAAGCGAAGCTTCAGTGGGCTATCTCTTGTTTCGATCTGCACCTCCCGAGAGATCTGCCCCAAAAAGCTTTGATCGCCCACCGCAAACAATTCGATCTCCGCCTCCCCCGACAGAACGGTACAGCCCCGAAAAACGGCACACCGACTGTTGGGGTTTTTATTTTGATCGGCGCCTGCCCATTTTTCGATCTCCCGATTTTCCCCAGTCATGGCAGTCTGATCCACGCCGACTCGTCCCCGTATCACAAACCCGTCAGCCGGGATCTGCTCTCCGGCACTTACCAGAACAACATCCCCCACCACCAGCTCCTCAATGGGAATCTCCTGCAAAACCCCGTCTCTCCACACGCGAAACACCGACCGATCATATTCCTCCGACAGTCGCTGAAAGGCTTTTTCGCTCCCCCGCTCCGAAAGGGTCGAGATCAACGTAGCAAGAAATACCGAAACAGCAATTCCCACGGTTTCCATCCAATCCCCGCCCCGAAACACAAACAACAGATTCACCGCTAAAGCACAGAGCAAAATCCGAATGACCGGGTCGCCCAAATTCCCCAAAAAATGCCGCAAAAAGCTCCGTGTGGCACCTCGGCTCAGCACATTGGCTCCGTGAGCTTGCCGAGACTCCGCTACCGCCTCTCGAGAAAGCCCCTTTTTCTCCCGAGTCGGTTTGACCCCCATACGCATAGATTCCCCCATTTTCATATCACTTCTTCCCTTTCGTTCCCGAATGTTTCCTTTGATAAACTATATGAAAAAGTTTTCCCGTCCATGATAAGCATTTCCCGTCCCCAACGCAAAAACAGGGAGATCCCTCTCCCCGTTTTTCTTAAACGATACGGTATTCCAACATTTCATAGTGAAGTCGTGTTCCCACATCTACCCCTATGGGCAACAGCGCCATGGCAATAAACAGCTCCTCACCCGATTCCATGTCGGCAAGGATCGCATATTCTCCCTCGATCTTCTTTACCAAATAGTCCTTCGGCTCCATCTTCTTTCTCTTTTCTCCCTTCATCTTCAAAAAGCACTTGAAAAAAATACAAAGATATGCTATAATTATATCATATTCCCCTTGCACTTTGCAAGTCTTTTTCGGAGGTTTCCATGGAACAAATTTATACCATCCCTGTCAACGAAGCATTTGAGGCTTCACGGGATGATGCATCCTGTGGCTGTCCCTTCTGCACACTTTATAATAAATTGGAGCAGGATGAGCTGGAGCTGATCCTCGGTGCCTCCATGATGGAGCCCGATGTTCGGATCCAAACCAATAAGGAAGGCTTTTGCCGTACCCACTATGATATGATGTTCGTCCGCAAAAACCGTCTCGGTATGGCTCTGACGCTGGAAAGCCATCTGAATGAGCTGAAGAATGAGATCAAGGAAGGCGGCTTTTTGTCGGCTCCCACGCAAAAGCCCGTCAAACGGATCGAAGCCTTGGAGCGCTCCTGCTATGTCTGCCGCCGCATCGACTTCAACTTTGCGCATATGATTGAAACGGCAGTGCTTCTTTGGGAATCCGACCCGGATTTCCGCCAAAAGCTCTCCGCTCAACCCTATTTCTGCCTGCCCCACTACCGCCGCTTCTTATCCTGTGCCTCCGAGCGCCTGCCCAAAAAGGAGCTAAAGGATTTGGCAAGTGCCGTATCTCCCATTGTAGAGAACTATTTGGATAAGCTGAGCGGAGACGTCAGTTGGTTTTGCAAAAAATTTGATTACCGCTACGATGCCGAGCCGTGGTATGATTCCAAGGATGCTGTAGAGCGAGCCATCCGTTTTTTGCGAAGCGACCTGCACCGCCCACCCGAAAAAAAGAAATGACCATGATACCTGCGCTCTGTCCTATGCCGAGTCGCTATCAGGAAAAGGATTCTGTATGATTGATTTGTTGGATCTTCAAAAGCATTTTATCCTCACCCACCTCAAGGAAGGAGATATCGCCGTGGACTTTACCATGGGAAACGGCCACGACACCGAATTTCTCTCAAAGACCGTGGGACCCATGGGACATGTGTACGCCTTCGATATACAGGAGCAGGCGCTTGCCTCCACCTCCGATCATCTGCGGGCAAGCGGATGTCCCGATAATTGCACCCTCATCCTTGACTCCCATCATAATGTTAAGAAATATGTGGACGTTCCCATCAAGGCGGGGATGTTCAATCTCGGCTACCTTCCGGGAAGCGATAAGACCGTCACCACCATGCGCACTACCACCCTTCCCGCCATTGAGGCGGCGATCGAGCTGATGGATCGGGATGCCATCATTCTGGTAGCGGTCTATCCGGGACATGCCGAGGGAGAGGCAGAGGGAAAGCTGGTTTGCGAATATCTTTCCTCCCTGTCCCGCTATCGGGTCTGCTGTACCCGTATTAATATTCTCAATTCCCCCTCCTCCCCGTTTTTCATCATCATTGAAAACAAGCCCTAATCCCCCAAAAAAATGAAAGGTTCTCTCATAGAATGGGAAAGAAAAAGAAACAAAAGCAGGAGCCCTTCGCAGAGGAAGCATCGGTAGATGCACTGTCCTTTGAGGAGCTGGAGCTTTTGCGCACAAGTGTCAGCCAAGCAGGCGAGGATCGCAGTCAGCTCCCGCCGCATGACAACTCAGATCGAGCGCATGTATGGCGCTTCGCAAAAAAGAATAAGCTGTTAGCCGTCGCCGTCATCATCCTTGTAACGGCACTGGTGGCAGGAGTGATCTTTGGTAGCGTTTTTCTATATCGGCAGTGGAGCAACCGCCCCAACACCGATGATTTCACCGTCAAGCTGGGCGATG